TTCTAGTCCAGTCTTCGTTCAATATCAAGTTGTTTTGTCTAGACGTTGTGGTCATTTTGCTATCCTATCATGTATTTAACTAATAAAATTAACTGCTTAGTTAATAATATTATTTTCTCGATCAAAATCAAAAGTCATTCGTTCATTGATATTAAATGGAATATAAGTTATATCTGCTTCTATTCGTATACCCATATCTGTGCTGTCTATAATTACTCCATTAATTGCAATACGAGGATCATAGTTAATGATCTGTTCAACATCTTCTGTGATAAGTTTTTTGACTTCTTCAGTGAATTGTTCAAATAACAGATCCCATATCACTGTACCAAAATCGGGGTTCATTAATTTCTCACCTTTACGAATATAAAAATGATTTATGATATCCTGCTTGACTAGATCAATGTCATACAATTTGAAGTTAGATTTGGTTTCTTGAGAACTGAAACCCTTGTAGGTAAATGCTGCGGTGCTGTTGGTACCGGTGCTGGCGGTGAACGCAGCCACTGATTGCTTGTTATATATTTTTGCCATTTTATGTATCCCTATCAGTATTTTTTGGTGTTAGCAGTGTTGGTGCTTGATTCTCATGCAATGCCCACGGTTCGTGCATAGGAATTCTTTTCATTATGCTTGTTGTAGTTCCTGTTTGATATCTCTTTTTGTTGCCCCATTCACCGCTAGAACTGGTCTTGGGATTGACGTGTGTACTAAGTGGTGAAGCTGGTGCAGCCGCTGTTGCAAGTCCAGAATTTAAATTAATGTCGCCGCCGTCGATATTTGTTCCCGATGATTTAATATTAGTTGCGCCGCCTGACGACAATTTAGTACCTGATCCTGACACTAAATCAAATCCTGCGCCCACAGTAATTTTTCCATTTGCAGCAGCAATTATGTTAACATCTGCAACAGCTTCTAGTTGTATCTTTCCGCCGGCAGCTTTGACATTAACATTTCTACCAGCTTCAAAATTTATGTCTCTGTCGGCTCTAAAATTTAAATCATTTTCAGTGTGGATAGAGATACTGTCTTCAGCAAAAATATCTATTTTGCCATTGCTGGTCAATTCAATCCAAGTAGTACCACGTGCATTTCCTATGTAAATTAAGTCTTCGCTATTGTGCAAAAGTATTTGATGGCCGGTGCGAGTACGCACTCTAAAATATTCATTAAAGGGAATATCTACGTTGCCTTTTTCTTTTTTTTCAACTTCTGCATATTCAACTGGGCCTTCACCTGCAGGCTTTTTTCTAATAAAACGATCATCACCGTCATCCATTACTAGCGTAGTACCTCCAAGTCTACTGGCTGGGAGTTGCACCGGACTTTTGCTTTGCGGACTGCCTATGAATTGTTTCTTGGCATTAGCGCCTCTATCAAATGGCCCGGGAGTTGAGATACCAAATACTGAATTAGGTATCATGCGTCTACTACTTGATGTGGTTATTCCTCTAACATCATCCTCTAACAGCCCCTGTTTTAAAAATCTGTCAGCGATAGGGTGTATGGCTTTTTTTATTTTTTCAGTGTTTGTACCTTTTTCAAGAGTATTAGCTCTTCTATTAATTTCTGCCACAGGCAAAGGCAACATGGTATCATATTTCTTTTTCTGGTCTGGAGTGGCTTCAAAGGAAGCTGATGCTCCTATGGCTGGAATCATCTGGTTCATAAATCTGCCGGGCACACAGCCTATAAAATAACCTTCAGACGCATCACCATTTACAAAGACCACCAACACTGTGGTACCTATTTCTACAGCAGGAAACCACATGCCATAGGTTTTTTGTGTGTCATTGAAATCAGCCACATTCTGGCCCATGTTTTCATATGCAGTGGATCCGTAAAAAGGACTGGCATATTTGACACTATAACTTTGTCCGCTGTCTCCAATGTCGTTACCAATTTCTCTCAACAGAGTGACTTCAAGGCCGCACATAAACGATGGGTCAAGGTAACCAACCACTTTGGCCATCATTATACCTACGGGTAGTTTGGTACCACCGGGCGTTTCAGGTGAGCGTTTTTCTATTGACATCTGTTATCCCATAAAGTCGCCGAGGTCGGCATTGTTTTGTGCTATCTCTTCATCTGTATAATCAACAGGTCCAGTCTTGGGTTTTTCTTCTTTGGTAGTATCATACACTGATGAATTTTCTGCAGAGATTTTTGCTGTGCCTATATAGTCAATATCTTGTTGTGGTTGACGAGATAGATCTAGAGTCTGTTGAAATGTACCTCCGGAAAATTTGCTCTCCACGCCAGTAACTTTATAAATTCCACTGAACGGAGTTACTTTTCCACCGTTGGGGAAATTATACAATCCGCCTTGTCCTGTGGTGCCAAGATTAGGTTCGATGGGATTGCGCCAAGTGATATAAATGAATATCTCACTGCCTTCCCAATTCATAGATGCATCCGCCTTGACTTGATCGTTGGGTCCTTGATCTGCAAAATAATTTGAATTTAGCCCGCTGTCAGAAAGAAAATATAAATCCCCTAGGATATCTATTTTTACGGTGGTCATATCTTGACTTCTAGTGAACGATTGATTAAAATTATCTGCCACCATTTGTTCAACTGTTTTTTCGCCAGATGCTGACGGAAAAGTCAATAAAGGATTTGGTTTGGTAGGTGCTGACCCAGTCACCGCCAAAGTGCTTTCAGGAGCATCACCTGTTTTTACTCTGCCTTGTTGCGTTTTTTCTTCCGCAGTATCAGCAGTTTCTTTGTTGGCAATATTGGCATTGTTTTGTATAGGAGTAGGAGAAATTCCTGTGTAAAATTGTCCGTTAAATTGCAGGTCAAATTTTATTATATCATTGTTTTGACCGGTGAATAAGTAGTCGTATCTCTTGGCTAGTATTCTTTCTAATTTTGCCTGCCCAGGGGTAGCTGATGTGGCATTTTTAAAAATAGCGCCGCTAACCTTGAATGGCACCACCCTGTAGATATATCTCCTTGCTCGCATATTTCTAATAGGATCAAACTCCATCAATTGAATCTGTACATCAATCCTAAACCAATCAACAAATCCGTCTTTGACAGCTTCCGGTTTCAATCTTGAAATGCAGTATTCGCTGGCCAACATAATACGTTGGATAACTTCTGTAATCTTTGTTTGCTGCGGAAATCTTATTTCTCTCTGTTTGGGATCAATAGTCATTGTTTCTCTTACAATTCTACCGTCGTTGTCAACTGTGTCTCCAGCCAGTTTAAAGTTATAATTACCGCCAGAAGTTTCAGAAAAACCCATACTGGCTTTGCCCATGTCACCGTCACCAAAATTTTCAGCCAGTGACTGTCTTTCAGCAGCAGAGATTGTTTGTGTTTTTTCCTTTTTTGGATCTGCTATGGCTTTGAGCAGTTCAGTATTATCTGTGGAGTCAATGCCGATAGGGTCTGATGAATTTATAGGAAATACAACTTCGTAAATATCTGCATACTTGGCCTGTCCGTCGCTAACTTTCTTCAACTGTGTTTCATTCAATCTTGCACAGAGACTTTCTTGTCCCGATACCAAGACTTCGGCAGCTGTCATACCTGTAATTTTCAAATCAGTGGTGATATTTGTGACCACGTCACTAAATCCAGTGTAGTGCATAGGGGCGGCCTCAATTGTGTATTTGCTGCCGGCTTCGTCTACTTTGAATTCTACCTTGGTTATTTTAATTGTAAAGTATTTGGTCAACTCATCAGAACCCTTGTACACCGCACCGTCATCAGAGGATCCGTTGATTTCGAGTTTTAACAAGTAGGGACAGTCGTTAAGATAAGATGGATATCCTGCATTTATAGCAGCCGCCTGCAAACTTTGTAAAAATATGCCTAAGGAATAAGGTTCATATACATCAAATTTAAAACTTGATACGTTGGTATTTCCAGATTTTGCACTGCCTCCTAGCTGTGCAACCAACACAAAATTATCGATGAAATATTCCGGGGCGCCGTATTGAGTATTTGTTCTACTGATGTCGTATCTTCCTGCAGAGGATAATACTATATTATCTAACAAGTAGGGAGAACCTCGATATAAACTAGGTCTATTAAATTGTTCTGGTGTAAGGCAGGCCAAGGTCCATAAGGGCGAATAAGAAGCAAATTGTTCAAGTACATTCTGATACGGTGGGCCACCTGCTGGCGGTTTGACCGTGCCAAACGATTTGAGCAAACTGGTAAGGCTGGGATTTTCTATGACCTGTGCAATTTTTGAAACATTAAAACTAGCAGCATTAGCACTGACAGCGTTAGTTATTTGCTTTGCTGCGCCTGTAATCAATCCTGAAGTGGTTGCAATTTGTGAAATTGCCTGACCGGCAGGAGTTAATAAATTGGCAACTGCACGACCAATGTCTCGAATATCTGGCATATTATATTCCGATGAATCGTTCTATATTTGTTTTTTTAGGACAATATATCACTGTACCAGGAGCAAAATCGTATATGGGATCTTTGAGAATTTCCATATTGCGTTGCACAAACACCCACCACAGGTTAGGATTTCCATAGAGGTCGAAGGCTAATAAATCTGGTCTATGTTTGTATTGTGTTTCAATGGTATAGGCAAAATCGTCTGCTTCGGCCGGTACAGGTCGTATGGTCAATAATTCTAGATAAGAATTATTTGCCACAGTGTTGTAGTAAGGAGATGTTTTTTTATATGATGCCATATTATATAAATCCCTGACCAGCCACAATGTTGCCTTTGGCGTATTCTGCTAGATTAAACTGCCTTAGTCTTGTTCTGTTATAGATAGGAGCCACAGTCACTGAAATTGTACTCATCACCGGCACCCACGTTGGTGCGACTCCTTTCAAAGAATGTTTAATATAGGCCGTGTCATCTTTGAAATCCACAGAGAAGCTTTTAATTATCACTGGAACTCCTGCAAACACCCTGGCTCCGTAACCTGTGAGATTACAAATTATGGGCGGATTACCCACATTGGGTCCGGAACCAAAAAACATTCGAGTAGCAGTTTTTAAAAAAGTGGTGGCTTGAATCCAATATTCTGCATCAAGTTCATTTTCTACAGAAAATTCTCCAGAAATTTGTATATCGTCAATTTGACTATTTTTATAAGCATAAAACGGTTGGTTACTATGTACTGGATCTATTTGAGAATAATTGGCTTTGGAAGAAACTGTGATGCTTGGCAGATAGGGCCATGTAAATCCTCCGGTAGACGACAGTCTTGAGAATGCTGTGCCAAACAGTCCAAAGTTAGCATTGATTTTTACTCTCCAGTCATTGGCCGAACCCGGTTCTAACTTTACGAACGTGCCCTGCTGACTAAATAACTCTGCACCGCTGGGTAAGTTCTTTCCCCGGACCATACTTAATAAATTGTTTACCATACCAGCAGCCGATGAGACCGACTTAGCCAGTGAAGCAATACCACCACCAAGACCGCCACTAGCCAATCCTAGTTTGTCAAGACTTGCTCCAATAGCTGCTCCGGCATTGCTGAGTCCTCCAGCAACACCGCCAAGTGATGCAGCAGCTCCTGAAATTGCA